TTCGTTTAAACACGAAAACTAACGAATCTATATACCTTAGAGCGATGTGCGGGATCTGGGCTGCATTAAAGGCAAAGGGATTTACGACGGAGCAGGCGCTCGCTTATATAAAGAAACTAGAGCCACGTGGACCTGAATATACCGCCGTAAATGATGTATCCGGTGTAATTCTAGGATTTACCCGTCTTGCGATTAACGGTTTGACCCCATTGGGACACCAGCCGTTTCTACAAACCAAAACCGCAACGGTATGTAACGGCGAGATTTACAACTACAAGGAGCTTGCCAGCCGTTGGAACCTTGATCTACCTGAAGGCACCAGTGACTGTGCTATTATTCCTCACCTGGCATCCCACCTTCCCCCTACCGAACTTGCGCGCGCACTGGATGGCGTCTTTGCCTTCGCTCATGTGAATACAGAGAATAACACCCTGCTTGTCGCAAGGGACCCCTATGGAGTACGTCCTTTGTTCGAAGCCCAGTACGCTGACGGCAGCACAATTTGGGCGTCAGAAATCAAAGCCCTTCCAACAAATTATACACAAATTCAGCCGTTTCCGCCAGGAATGTGGGCACTGTATAACATTACAACGGGAATCATGTTGGATTCTTGTAAGTATCACGAAGTTCCTCATGTGAAACTCGCCGCATTTGGATCTCCGAATGGTCTTTCATTTGCAAAGGCGGCAATAAGGGAGTCGATTCTATCTGCTGTGAAGAAGCGCCTTTTAAGCGACCGTCCTATTGGCGCGCTGCTGAGCGGCGGTTTGGATAGTTCATTAATTGCAGCGATCGCAGCCCGTGAGCTCAGACGCCATAATAAGAAACTTCATACGTTCAGCATTGGTATGCCTGGTTCAACAGACCTTGTCTATGCAAAAATGGTTGCCGGCTTTATTAAGTCAACGCACCACGAAGTCGTTGTCACACCTGAGGATTTTCTCAAGGCTATTCCCCAAGTAGTCCATGATATTGAGTCATACGATATTACAACCGTACGAGCCAGTGTCGGTAATTGGCTCATTGGAAAATATATTAAAGAAAATACAGATATTAAGGTTGTTTTTAACGGTGACGGCAGCGATGAAATCGGTGGAGGTTATTTATATTTTTACAAGGCGCCAAGTGACGAGGAGTTTGAGGCGGAGTCTGAACGGCTTCTTCGAGACATTCATTTGTACGATGTTCTCAGATCGGATCGGTGTATGGCGGCACACGGTCTGGAAGCCCGTACCCCTTTTCTAGATAAGAATGTGGTAGCAACCTGGCGGGCAATTGATACCTATTATCGCAGACCTAAACAGTCAAATAAAGAAGGGCGTGGTGCGATGATGGAAAAGTTTATAGTACGCGAGGCGTTCGTCCACGATCATTATCTACCGATTGATGTCCTTCTCAGAAAAAAGGAGGCATTTAGCGACGGTGTCAGCGCAACCACCGATTCTTGGTATTTAAAAACAGGAGAATACGCAAAAACACTCGACCAATCGCAGCAGACGTATACGCATAATCCCCCTACCACGGATGAAGCACGATGGTATCGGCAACTTTTTAACCAAAATTACGGCGACAAGGCGGCAACGCTAATTCCGTATATGTGGCTACCACGGTGGATTAAAGGGGCAACGGATCCGAGTGCCCGTACGTTGAAAGATTTATATCCTTAAAGTAAGGATGTTGAACGAATTACTTCTGGTCTTATCAGAAGTGATTCTATCCGCATACCCGATGTTGATTAAACTTGTAGATGTATCGGTTCTTTTTCAAACTGGCTTGCGCATGGGGGTATTTACAGCATTGGCGGCGGTCGCCGCACTTATCACAAAGAGTCCATTAGCGATTGGTACGTTGCTATCCACCGAAACCCTTGCGACCGGTGTTCTCAATCTGATTCACGTATTTACAAGTTATACGGCATTCGACCAATTGACGGGCGGAAATGCGATGGCGCTCTTTTATACGTATCCTGTATTTAATATCTTAGGAACGGCGGCGGTTTTCAAGGAGACGATTCCGCTCACGTCTGTACCGTGGATTGCCCTTGCCCTTGCCGGCGCGGTCGCCCTTGCTCAGCCTACAGCGACAAATTGGACCCTTATTGGTGTTATCAGTGCCCTGGTCGCGGCACTAACAGAAGTTGGTATTTATATATGGTTTCGATGGCGTAAGGAAAAGGAGTCAACGCAGCCCTGGACGAAAATGATTCAGATGTACGGCAGCAGTGGTATTTTATGGTTCGTGGGTATCGTCGCTGCCGCTGCCCTAGGCGTCCTCGCCAAGAATACACTGAATATAACGCCGTCGAGCCTCACAAATATTCTTGCATTTAACTCCCTCATTGGATTCACCGGCTATGCCTTGCGATTCTTCCTTATTCCTCAGGTGAGTACAATTATCTTCTCTGCCCTTTCGTTCTTTGGTATTGTCAGCGCCTATGTATTCGATTGGATATTTACAAACCAGAAACCAAACGCAATACAACTTGCCGGTGCAATTGCTATTATAATCGCAAACACAGTTCTTGTAACAAAGGAAACCGTCTAAAGATAAGAATAAAATATATTTAAAATGACGCCACGTCCTCCAATGCTACGAAATGGCATCTATGTCTTTTCGTACCGTCCTATTGAACGCTGGGAACGCAAACTTCTGATTGATAATTCCTATTACAATGGCAATCATCAACTCACCACAAAGCCAATTCTTCTTCATGTGAATCGACGTATCCATAATACGATTGAAGTCAATAAAGAATTCAAGGCTCACTATGTGAAGGATTGGTTCATCTATGAATATCAACAGGAACTGAACCAAATCTTTCCCCGTGAGTATACTTGGATGAATATCGAGGCTCCAAATCAGAGTAGCTTTACAACATATATACCTGATATTATCAACTCAGGAGATACTATCATGTTTGATACGCCAACCCCAAAGCATCTAAATTAGACACATAGATCAAGAATAGGATGGCTGCTACACCCGCAAATAGCCTAACCCTTGTAAGTACAGGGCTCGCCGACGCGCGCCTTATGGCTACAAAGGGCAATCCAGATATTCACCAGTTCGTTCACGTAATCAATAAAACGACACGTTGGGCGGCGCAATGGAATAAAGTTGAGTTTGATGGTGCGCCCGAGTTCGGACAACGTGTCTCTCTTACGGTGCCTATAATTGGAGAACTTGTCAATGGAATTACAATTGTGGTCGAGATGCCAGATATTTACGCTCCCCAACTTGCCGCAATTCGTGCTGCCAACCAAGATTACAGTATCCAGACCATTGACCCTAATAATCTAGGAAATTTCTTAGGACCGCTGTTTGGTTGGACAAACAGCCTAGGGCACGCACTTATTCAGCAGATAGAGTTGGAAATCGGCGGACAAATCGTCGAGACATTTGATAGTCGATTGTTAGAAATCCTAGATGAACTCAACGAAACTACCGAATCTGCGCTAGCAAAGAATTTTATGATTAAACGTACCGCAAATGGCTATCAAAGTACGACGTATTTAACTCCGAGCCCTACAAAAGTATATATACCGATTCCATTTTGGTTTTCAAAGCCAGGCGTCCATTCGCACGCGTTACCAATTCAGGCGCTAGCAAATGACGGTGTGCGTATTCATGTGACCTTTCGTCCAATCAACCAATTAGTCTATACAGAGGCACGAGCGAATCCACTGACAATTGGGCTCGCAAATACACCTGCCTATACATCTCCCTTCAATCCAATGGTCCAATTCACAGGGTCACCGTTTTGGCAGATAAATCCCCCAATCGGACCAACAGGACCGGTATATACAATGAATGCGAATATGGGGACTACGCCGGTGACCGGTGGACTTGTACCAAATGTAAATATACCGCTGAGATTTTCTCCGATTGCCGCCTATGCTATGATTGAGTATATTTCGTTAGAAGAGCAGGAGGCAATTGCCTTTCGAAGTGCCGAAATTACGTATCAAGTCCAACAACATTTTGCGGTTCCGGTCGAGCAAACGTTGGGACAAACCGAATTTCATTTGGACGTACCGTATTCAAATCCTACAAAGGAACTTTTATGGGTATTACAGCGACCTGAGGCAGCCTTGTATAATGCGTTTTTCCTATTTACACGGGATTTATATCCGGTACTTCCACCCCAACCGGTCGGCACACAACCAGCGCCAACCAATCCGTGTACGATTCCGTGGTGGCCGAATGCCATTCTTTTGCCAACAAAGGACACCAACTGGCAAATTCAACCTGGATTCTATAATGCGTATTCTGAGCCCTTAGCCGGCGCCGCGCTACATTATAATTCGTATGAGCGTTTCGTTCACGATGGTGGTAGTTTCTTCCGTTCCGTTGTTCCGTCGCAGTATTTTGTAAAATCGGCGTGTATAGATCGTTATATTTACGCCTACGCGTTCGGTCAAAAGAACGACCGGTTAGAGTACGTACCGAAAGGTGTAGCAAATTGGGATAAAATTGCTCGTAAAGAACTGTATTTAACACTCAATAAGGCAAGAGGCGGTGGCGCACCGCCAAATTTAAATGTTTATGCGTACGTGACAATATGGAATATTTTTAAGGTATATGGTGGGCGCGGTGGTATGTTATTCAGTAACTAAACACTAACTACAAAAAAATTGACAATAAATCAAATGTATTATCAATTTGTAACAACACAATGTACATCGGATATCCAATTAGCCTAAAGACCGCCTTTACGATGTTTGGCTACCGACAGCCTATGGAAGATGCCCAGCCCCGCTATAATGTACTACGGGACCATCTTGCCAAGCACGATCTAGACCTTTACTTTTACGACAAGAACGTCTATATTCTAGGTATGCTAGTGAACGAGTTTCACGCAGGCAATGACATCCACTATTCGGTTAGCGATGCATTTGAAGTTATGATTGCTTATAAGCATAAGGTCACTGCGGCACTGAAGGCAGCCGACGCAAATATGACAGAGTTTACTATTGAGGTGATGGAGGGTGAGCCAACCAAGGTCATGAACCCGCAGCCGTACGTCATTACTTAGGTATTCGCAATTGTTTCAATGTTACTTCAATAGGTTTTTTTGATCCACGAGGTAGATTTACCGTAGCGATCCGACCGTAAGCGGCAAAACTGACAGTTCCGTTCCAGCAGATCCCGTCTTTGATATACAAATCAAAGTGTGCTTTGAGTTCTTGGACCTCGGGGGATACATATGGAATACCTAAATCAACTGTGAGTTTCTTCAAAACCGCAATTGATTCTTTGAGCCGATCTGCTTGGGGTTTCTCTGAAATTACAGAGTCAGGCTGAGACATTTAACCAAACATAAGGAAAAAAGTGTTACTTGCTACCGCCATTTTCAGGAATGGGACCTGAAACGGCACAGGTGCTGACACAGACATTCATACCATGGTAATAATCGTACTTGTTCTCAAATGACGGGAAGTTTTTGATACAACTGCTTGTTGTATAACAGCACGATGTGCTTAACTTTCCACAATCGCCGCCGGCGTTATTCTTTACAAATGTCTGATATTGATTATTATAAATTGCTTGCGCCTTCCTTTTACGAATTGTATCGGAGGCGTCCATCTAGTTAGGGTCATGGAAATTCTGGGTGATATTTACGGTAGCCTCCCGCTGACGAGACGTGCTAAAGGGAGAGGATAATACATCAGCATCCCGCGCTGTTGTATTACGACTGAGGAAGAACCCGTGCTGGGTGCCGAGCGCCGTTACATTGCTTACCATTCGGGTTAGCATTTCAACGTCTTCGTCCACCATCGGTTCCTGTTGCCGACGAACATCATCAAGCATTTCGTCGACCTGGGCTTGTAGACGAAGAATGAAAGAGCGCCCAGCAGCCGGTGAAAGAGCTAGACGATGCTCTGCAGCGGTAAGTTGATTTATAGCACTAGTGTAGTCGCGTCGTGCAAGCATATCAGATACAATTGTCATTGTGTGGACAAGATGGACCCGCTGGACCTGCTCTTCCATCTCCATCATATCGAGTCCGGTTAGAGACGGTGTAACAACACAACTTTGCCGAGTTCCGTCCTCCGTCCACATAAGCTGGACTGGTGCGCAGTGACCCCGAAAGACAACCCACTGTGGCTTATTCGCAATGAGCGAGCCAACATTATATACTTCAGGACGCGAGGCATCTACACCAAGTTCAAGACAGTGACCTCCCGTAGAGGACGTCAGGCGGGCATTGGAACCGACCTGATCGATAAGACCACCAACAATATCGCCAATAATGGCAGGAATAAGTTCGGTTGCATCGGCGTAAGTATAGGAGCCACAGCTCTTTACTGCCATATCACGGAGCATTGCGGCGTTATGCGATGTGCCGAATCCAAGGGTATTAATCGGCGTGCCAGCAGCTACACGAGCCGAGAGCAGCCGTAGCAATCCTGTAGAGTTCGTAATTCCCATATTGACATGTCCGTCGGTCATTAGGAAGACAGCGTCAATCGGTGCATACTCACCGACTTCACCGAGCTCTTCAATAGCCGCCTCCATATTTGTACCACCGTCCGCTGTCAAGCGATCTACAATACGATGAATATCTGTCTTGGCACGGAGGTTCATATTGGCACCATTAACAACCACGGATGCTGTACTAGCATACTGAATAATCGTAAGCATATCTATCTCCTCCATACGGTCAATCAGCAGATGTAGGGTACGAATAACGGCGGCTAGAGGTTCTCCATCCATACTTCCACTGGTATCTAGTAGTAGGGCAATATGGTAAGGATTCCGCGCCCCTGGACCACGCGTAGGTAGGATTCGTACAACCAGGTTGTCGGCATAGTAGGAGGCATTTACTTGAACGGGCATTGTATGCGCTTTCAAATAATAAAATCACATATCTCAATTTTTTCACGTCTGTGTATCACTGCGGTAATTTTGTGTAAGTACAGTTGTCATACGCTTGTATTTAATATAGTCGGCGTGTGACCGAAATGTAGGAAACGGTGTGCCTTGACCCGGAGGGGGTGTATAGGTAACCACGCTTGAACTCACTGTATAGACATTGTAATTATTTGAATAGGCGGAAAAGATGGTTTTGCCTTCTCTAAATGTGGTCGAATCTGCGGATGAGCGGTCGTTCAGTTGCTTACGAAATTGTAGTACATCGCAACTTTGGGCGCAATAATTGACCGTCGAAAGGGGTAGTACGGGGTCTGGATAAAAGACGTAGCCAGTCGTCTGCATATTTAATGTGCGATTAGAAATTCTTTCTCATAGGCAGACTCCATTTCTGGTAAAGGCACTTCACGGTAATCACGTATAAATTCTACAACCTTACCTTTGCGAATACAGATCGCACCCGCCTTCTCAGTAATAATACTATAGAGTATCTTGGAGCCGCTCACCCGTCCTTCATTCCAGAGATTCGCAGTACGCTTCCACGTATGCGTAGAGGAATCGTATACAAGTTGGGCGTCCGAGAAGAGTATACCAGACGATGATACAATTGTTGTATTGCATTGTTCTTTTACTACACCGAGCACCTTTTCTGTATGTTTGACAATATCACCGATAGAAATGGTATCTAGACGTTTCCAGGTTCCATCGATCATATGGACTTCAACGTCCCCGCCAACACCAAGGCTGTAATCAGGTACCAACGCTCCCGTAATCCCGCTATTGAGCGCCGCCTCAGCCATGCGCTGTGTCTCGCCCACCACGGCAGCCGAGTCGTGCTCGTCGTAATCCGCAACAAGCAGGTCGTCTAACCCCACACGGAATTTATGTCCGCTCACGTTCAGGCATACTAACTCGGATAGTGAACCCGCCCATACCGCGTGGGGGTGTAATCCCGCAGGCACCATCCCGTCCGCTCCCGCCAGTACATAATGCTCTGCGCTCATAACCACATCGTTGATACGTACCATAGGCGTCCCTGCGCCGCTAAAACGGAAGACCGATGTCACAACCGGCATTCTATTGTTAGGAACCCCAGCCAATACATCGCCAATCACAATCTCTGAAATCGGCTTATAGGTTCCGTCTGCCATTTTGACCGGCGTATCGGGCGCAAAACAAAATTCAAATAAGAATTTTACAAGGTCGTTGTCAGCTAAATTAAAGGCAGCGGTCATTGCGGACTGACCCATAAAGAGTACGGCAAACATAGAGCCGTAGACCTTACCCATAAGATTCAGAATACGAATAAAACTCATACGAACACTATTCATTAGGAATTGAATCTTATTGCGTACACTTCCTATAAAGTGTTCTACACCTCTTAAAAAGTTCGCAAACATACCACGAATACTCATAGCAGAGTTGACGACGGTTGCAAGAACCTTTTGGAAGGTTGCTAAAATGCTGTAAATCGGCGCAAAGACTTCAGCTGCTTTTCCGTTAAAAATATTTTGGACGCAAAAATTAAAATTATCCATTGGATTATATCCAAAATTTCCAACAAACGGCATATAAACGGGGTTACAACGATATTTTGGAAAGTTCCGTTTGATATCGGCAAGATTCGTAAATTGTAATGCTACAAACAATAAGCCGAATTGTACTAAGGTTACGAGCACAAAGACGATTATAATTCTTGTATAACCCTCTTTCCACGCTGAGAATCGTTCAAATTCCGATGATTCCATCTGGAAATCCCTCTGTTGAACGTTATGATTTTACTTGTCTCCGCTTACGCGTTTTTCGTTTATGGTTACGACGACCACCTATAGAAGTAGAAGACGTCGGGACAGCAGGCGTATTTGTATTTGTCAGTTCGTCCATATCTATATCCCAACTACGTATGGAGAAAACTCCACCCATTCTACGACTTATTTAGATTTAAATACATTCTTATAAAGTACGCTTAATCCACGCAATATCTGTCTTAAATACCTTGCTGGCACCAGGAGATGTACGCTTGGTGTAGGTAGCAACCGCCTGAAGTTTACGGCGGACTGATAATGAGCCGTACTTGGCAACCGCCTTTTTTAGGGCAGCACGGCGTGTACGGGGGGACTTTTTGACAACATTCGCGTAGCCAAACTGTGAGAGTTCTCCCTCGCGTAAGGGACCTATACCGGGGCTTCCGTTAGGACCGCGATATCCCTTACCTGCTCGACCGACGTTTTTAATCCACGCAGCAGGTACATGAATACGCTTTCCGTTCTTTAGCTTACGAGTATATGCTACACGACGAATATAACCGCGGTGTTTGCGGGTAGCGACCATGTACTTCTAATACGGTTCTACAAATTGTAGAATTCATTCACCCAATTCAAGAGGATGTTGGCGTTTCTAGGTTTGACCGGCGCACTTCTTGTTGGCATATTGTATTTCTTTGCAAAGGTGAATAAGCAGGAGGTACTGGACCACTGGGACGAGTATAATACAAATTTATTATTTGTCTTTTTCTTAGCACCTTTCTATAAGCCCGATGGCGATCCGCGGTCCCGGTTCCAATTTGCTATTGACAATTTCAATAATTTACTATCAACTCTTGCCGATATGACAATGAAAAAGATAATGGAACCGGTTATGCAAATTTTTAAGATGCTAACGGACGCAATCGATCAGACAGTGAATGGACTGTTTAACGTACGAGGGCTTCTCAAGTCAATGTGGAGTCAATTTAATAGTATGACGGAGGTCTTCATGAATCGTTTTCAGGGTACATTAACCGCGTTACGTGCTACATTTATGAAATTACACGCGGCGATTGGTAAAACCTTTGCGGTCGCGGTGGCGGGTATTATGTCAGGACTCACAGCATTTCAAACCGCCCTGAGCGTATTTGATTTAGTCATTAATATTGTAATTACGATTTTGATTATTATTGCCGCGATTTTCATTTGGCTACCGTTCATTTTCATTCCAGTATTGGCAATTATCATTATTGCCGTGAATGCGATTCCGCCGGAATTTAGCGACCAGATGACAGGAATCGCAGGTGTATTCTGTTTTGAAGAAGGCACACAGGTGGAAACTCCAAATGGTATGAAATCTATAGAAAGTATTCAACTAGGTGATACACTTGCCGACGGTGGAACCGTACAGGGACTCCTTTCCTTCGATCAAGATACAGATGATATGTATAATCTGTATGGAGTCCACGTGAGCGGATCGCATATTGTATATACATCAACCAAGCCGACTCTTGTGGAAAATCATCCTGACGCGTCAAAGTTGCCGCAGCAACAGCGCAAAGTATATTGTTTTATCACATCTACACGACGTATTCCGGTAAATTCCGCGATTGGCACACTTCAGTTTGCCGATTGGGAAGAATTGGAAAATAATATCGACGATTTACATACTTGGAACAAGAAGGTCTTTACACTGCTAAACCCACAGCAAATTTATGTAGAGCCGAGCCATTATTGTCTCACATCGGAAGCCGGGTTTACAGGACAAACCCACGTAATGACAGTATTGGGTCCTACAGAAATTCGTGGAATAGTTCCCGGATGTAAATTGATTGACGCCGAGGGTAAACAAACAACTGTGCGTGGCGTTGTACGACTTGCGGCAGACGATGTTGTGAATGCGGTGAAACTGAGCGAAACCGCCTATATGTCATCCGGTACTTGGACAAAGGTCGGTGAAACGTGGCTACAGCAACATAGTTTATGCGGACAGAAACCTGCGACCGCGGATTGGTTCCAACTTTTTACGGAGTCTGGTACGTTCATGGTGATTGAGGGCGGACAATTTATCGAAGTGCGTGATTTTACCGATGTTGGAAGTTCAGAGATTCATAAGACGTACGATTGGGTTCTGGAAACATTAGCGGAGAAAATCTAATCTATAACTAAAGCAAATGTCTCCCAGAATTACATTCGTTCTTGTGATGCTGGCGCTCCTTCTATTAGCGAATCTCCTGATGGTGAACGGATTCACGAACTATCCTATTCGCGCGGAGGGATTTGTCGACTACATGCTCGACAATGCAGCGCCGACGGGCGATAACTACCAGGCGATTGGCACATACGATAATGTTGTGAAGAAGCCCGCAAATGGGCTATCGAACTGGCGTGGACCGGCGCCCAATGAGCCTCTGCTAGGTCCCGATGTTGAGATTGGTCCCGACAATCTCTTCATGTTCAAGAACAACCAGTGCAAGCCTGAGTGCTGCCCTGCCAGCTTCAGCTGCGGCGGCGGTTGCGTTTGTACGACGGCGAAGCAGCGTGACTTTATTGCCACCCGCGGCGGCAACCGTAACATCCCTACGGATCTCTAAACATCCAATCATTTAACTTTCATAATATGCTATAAGCATATATTGAAATGTCTAAACTCCCTTGCCGGTGAACGCCTCATCAAGCATAGCACCAACAAGCGGGCTTGGCACAGCCATAAATACATTATCAACCGGTGTACCCGCAGTCAAATTGCCCTCGTCTGGCGCGCCACTCTGAGGCATTAACGATTGCTTGAGTGTCTTTTCGGTAACAGTGTTGACCTCGTTTAGAGCTGTTGCCGGATTGACATAATCAAACGCCGTCTTCTCTGTAACTGGCTCGTGCGACTCTTGCATTTCGACGTAGTTCTCAAAATACTCCTTAGAGTCGAGCTTGACCGTATTTACACGTCCTAGCATACCCTCACCCATACATACACGGTAGTGAACGTGGGGGGTTAGTTCGCCCTTCATAGGTACAGTGTACGGCTGCGGCTTACGTACCTTGAGTGTGGCTACACCGCTCTTATCGCCGACCGCAACACCCGCATTACGATACGCCAGGTAGGCGTGCTGCCAATCGTTGATTCCGTGTAGGTCCTTGTTTGCGGGCTCGGACGCCCAGAAGAGTACCTTATCACCGGGATTGACAATAACCTGAACGGAGATATCAGCATTTTCGGGTGTTTGGACTTGTAAGACTTCGCAGGGTACAAGGGTCTTTCCGAGAAAGGGTAAATAACTATCACGATGGAGTCCAATGGCAAGGGCGGCAAGACCGACAACCGCAAAGATAGCATTTGCAAGCATAACATTGCGACCCGTTACATACGTAACAAGGTCCTTACCCATAAAACTCTTGACACCCCAATTGAGACCACCGATGACAAGTAAAAGCATGGCAATGGCATACGCTTTCGCCTTCCAATATTGGTTCATTCTCTGTTATTATGCGGTTAAAATCAATTCGTAAACTTGTGTATCTGCGGGAATATCTTTTGCGGCACAGCGGAATTGAGAAAATAGCGCTTTCTCCACTTGTACACTGGGTATGGCATTATGGACGTCGGCGGCGAGTGCGCGATAAAGGTCAAAATCAGGATAACGCTCCTCGCCACCAGGTGTACGAAGTACATTCTTACCGTTGTCGTCGGTGAGCCACTCCCATAGTAGATTATAGACAGGGCTAACTGTTTCGGGGTAGAGTTTGGAGCCTTCGCGTGACATAATCTTGACGGGTGTAGAATTGTTAGGACGGTCCGGAAAGAGAGATTCAAGTAGTGATACAGCAAGGCGGCATAAATCGAACGATGTATTGGGCTCGACTTTCTTACCCTCTTTGGAGTCAAAAAACGGCTCACAATTATATTGGGTGGCGGCATCGTTGCCAGGGAAAAAGGCGTCGGAAATGAAAAAGCCAACATTGGGAATCGTGAACGAGGCACGACCAAAATCAATAATCTTTATGAGACGTCCATAGGTAGGAATCTTCATATACCAAGTTTCCTTACCCTTTACAACGCGATAGTAAATATCGGTTATTCCAGTACCGTTCCACATAACGTTATTTGTATGTAAATCATTATGGACGAATCCGAAATAGTGCTGAGCGACAACAAGTCCCGCAATAACCTGGAAAAGCCACGCCGCCCAACGTACATCCTTTGTTTCAAGCATTGTCTCATCATTCTCATCTTCATCATCTAATAATGTATCCAACGTGCCATCCGCTTTCTCGAGTAAAGAGACCTGTACGGGGAAATTTGTGAATTCAACAAGTTCTTCGGTTTCATCACTTTCATATGAGTCAGAGCCAGAGCCAGAATTCTCGTCATCCGTAACTGACATACGTTTGAGGCGCAGTTTAGGATTTGTAAGTTTTACAGGCGTTTCACCGGTCGTATTAGGCTCTTCCTCGCTCACCTGAACTAATGTATTTCCTTCTTCGACCGCTACTGTACTTAGATCGGCATCAACGGTTATAAAATCATCGACAACAAGGGCTTCACCTGGCTGTGTGAAAAGAGTTTCAAGTGATTTCTTTGCTTGAAGTGTATCTTCACCCTCTAGATATTTGAAAAGACCAAGTTTTTGATTTGGTTTCCACCACGGCTTACGACGTAAAGAATCGTACTCTTCGGAAATATTATAGACGTATGTATCTACACGAGACGAGAATGTACCGTAACAACGGCACCAGTGGGGCGAAATGCGACTTTCAACAAATTTAGAGGCATAAAGGGCAAAAAGCGCGTCTACATAAGCCTCGTTAAGCGGATTATTAATTTTCATAAGTGTATTTTTCCATAATTCGCTCGGCGCGGCAAGTGCGCCATCGTGCGGTAATATATATCCTCCTTCCATTGCTTCAAGCGGGTCTAAGAGATGAATACGCTTGATGAAGATATTATGCTTTGTACCGTCATTAAATTGAAGCGCGCCTTCAAAACTCGAATCGGTTTGACGTTCAATACTACTGATATATTCTCCTGAAATGCCAAACCAACAGGAATTATAGCCTATCAGGGACGATTCCAGTGATGGTTGCAGTCGTTCAAGTGCTGAAAAATAAGGCTGAGGCTTCTTAAATTCTGTCATTCCTTCACGAATAGCAGTTGGCAATTCTATAGAATGACTTGATAGTCGAAGTGTTTCTGGTAGTTCCGTCACAGCTGGCTGCGCAATACGTTTATTACGTCCACCGCGAGTAGCAGCGGATGTACGGTCTCCAGTATTTGCGCCACCCCCACGAGCACCACCGCGAGGACCTCCACGAGCGCCACGAGCGCCTCGACCGTTTCGATGTTGATTGCCAGGCATTTCTAAATTTCAGACCGGGTCTAATTCAACTGACTTTCCGCATAGCAAAATGAGGATACGCGGTAAAAGAAAAATGGCTGATTTATGTATCAATACAGATGAGTGCTCCGGCAAGACCAGGTATGGGATTGACGGCGATGTTGCCGACCATGGGCGGCGACTCCGGTACCCCCCGCCCTACAATGAATTTACGCCTTTCGAAATTCAATATGAATATGGTTCCGGATGATGGTGTCGTCCTGTTTATTGGACGTCGTGGTACGGGCAAGTCCTGGCTTATCAAGGATCTGATGTGGTATAAGCAGAAGTTTCCAATTGGTACTGTATTCTCCGGTACTGAGGGTGCGAACGCTTTCTACGGTTCGATGGTTCCGAGTTTATTTATTCATGATGAAGTGGTACCACAAACAGTATCAAACGTATTGAAGCGTCAAGAGCAGATTACGAAGCAGATTCGTAAGGAGACGGACGCACGGGGTTCATCGCAACTTGACCGTAAGGCATTTATTATTATGGACGATTGTCTATACGATAATAAGTGGGTAAACGATAAGTGGATTCGTTCACTGTTTATGAACGGACGTCATTACGGACTTCTGTATATTTTGGCTATTCAGTACGTGATGGGTATTCCGCCAGTCCTACGAGGACAGGTGGATTACGTATTTATTCTACGCGAGAATCAGGTAAGCGCCCGTCGTCGTATTTACGAGCAGTTCGCCGGCATTTTTCCAACATTTGAGTTGTTCTGCCAGATTATGGACCAGTGTACCGAGGATTATGAGTGTCTAGTCATTCACAACGGAGCACATACAAATAAGATTGAGGATTGTGTGTTTTGGTACAAGGCGGCGCCGCATCCTGATTTTAAGATTGGATCGCGGGACCATTGGGTACGGTCGGCAGAGTATGAGCGCCAGAAAGAACTTGCCGAACAAGCAGGCGATACGGGAACGCCTATGTTGACAACGGGGGCGGCGACAAAGGGACCTCTCCTTCAGGTAAATAAGTATTAGTAACAGTCGTCTGAGCCGCCAGCTCCTCAAGAGTCTGTTGTTCGTATATTTGCCACCGTTGGAAAAATTCTAATGTCCGCGGGGTCCAACGACGCCCCCGTGCGCGTGGATTATATGGATTCTTCCATAAGTAACCAGGCGCGGCGTAAGGATTCTGACGCGCAAGCTCTCGTAGCGCATTTCCTAGTTTCATTGGTATTCTTTGGACCATTTGCTAAACTAAATCAAAAAGACTTTAGACACCCGTTTAATCACCGAATGTAATCCACCCCACCGTTAAAGTCAAGAGCGTTGGGACTGGCAATAGTATTATTTAATACACCGGTGCGACCGGTGCTACCGAACCCGCCATCACCACGAATAGTTGCTCCGCCAGGAATCTCATCGACAATTTCAATACGCTCAAATGGTAGTAGGTCCGCCGCAGCAATTTGGAAGTAGCGGTCACCAAACCCAACCGAAACATCCACGCCTGTAGAATAGACCATGGCAAGCAATGGACCACGGTAGCCGGCATCAATTAATCCGACGGAGTTCGCCATACGAAGGTGCGTCTTGGAAATGGAGGAGCGGGGAAGCATCCAGTACGCACGAAAGCGACCAAGCAAAGGATCGTAGACCGCAGCGCGGCACGTCTGACCGATCTTCACAGCGGCACCATTGCTGCTGCTACCACCAGCAGCCGTGGGACACATTCCAGGCACCGTTGCCGCTACAGAAAACAAATCAAATCCTGCGTCACGCTCACCGCGCGGCTTTGCCATATACGCCGTTGCCTGCTTGAGGTACATCTCTTTCGTCACATCATCATCGGGAACTAGGTAGAGCACTAGCATAGTGTTATACCTTGTTCGAAATTCAGACAACCCCAATCAAATTTTTACTTTTTAGATTTAATCGAGGCAGTTACCCTCCTCATCCTCATTCTCACACTGCGTCTGGAATCCCTCCACCCACTCCATACAGTTACCCGCTTCGTCAAACTCTACGCACACCTTTGTATCCTGAAAAGCCTCATACTTACGCGTCCAAGCCCAAACCGCCTTGTGGGTAAAGTGGTAGACGAGCGCAAAGATGAGACCGTGGACGAGCGCGATGACGATCTTGCCAGATGCCTTGGAGGGTAGGGTGAGGAGTACACCGGGTGTGAGGACGACGAAAAGAAGGGCGGTAAACGCGGTCATCAGATAACTGAACATGATTGTTTCTAAATATCTATAACATTTTTTACCCAGAATCACAGGGCACTTTCACACCAATTGACGTTAAAAACGCAGTTTGTGTTCCAAATACGTAATGTAAAATTTCACCTAACACGAGCCAAACTATTAAAACCGATAAAAATGGCTGTCGAATCAAATACGATGTTAAAAGAGCCAATACAACGGTTGCGAGTGTATCATTTAGCGCGTATCCAAATATACGTGTTGAATGAAAGCCTTGTCCTGGAATACCAAGAACATATTTATAAGGGCACCCCATCTACATTGACAATGTATTCTCCGTAGACGCGGCTGCGCCATCGACTGCCTTCATAACGGATGCGGTAACGGCTGCTGCCGCTAACTCCGCCTGCTCGCGCTTACGCTTCATGAACGGGTCCTCATCGCCAAACATATCCTTGGCGGGCTTCGACTCCTCGGTGACACTTGCGCCGATAACAGGCTTCTTCGTCTTCGCCTCACCCATACGAAGGACCTTGTGCTCGGCGTACATCTCGTCGCGCTTCTGCTCGTTCTCCTTGTACTTCTTCATGAGGGTATTGAGCTGGTCGTCGGCGTACTCCTGGTCCGCAATATCGTGCGGCTCGGGATCCCAGGGTAGCCAGAAACCGACCTGACCGACGTAGACGTTAAAGGAGGGGTCGAGCTTCTGAAGTGTCTTACAACGGTGGATTGCCTCGTTGTACGTATCGTAAACACCGCGCACCTTCACACCCTGGACCGTTGTGCGGAAGTCATTCTTTGAAAAAAACTCGTCTTCTAGACGCTTCTTATTCTTAAAAAGGAATGTCTCATAGTCCTCCTTGATAGCAGACTCACGGAAATCGGCAACCTTGCTCTTGACGTACGCACTCATATCTTCAGCAATATCGCTTGTGAGATTACGGCGTACATCCTTAATCACCTGGAGAGAGCCGCTGAGGTCATTAACAAGCTGAATCGCACCGCTTAGATCTCCCGCCGCAATCTTCTCCTTTCGGAGGAGTGCGTTCTCGACAACATCCTGGACCTTTGACGCCGCCTCCTGAATCTTCTGGACCTCGGACATCACGAATCCCTCAGTCGACTTAATCTTGTACTGCATATCATAATCTTTTAGAAATTCGTTAAAAAAGTAGAGTTCCTTATTCTTGAGTACCTTCTGTGGGCTAATAAAGCTGAGCGCAACGTAGTGCTGTCCCGGAATTTCCTTATCCGCCTCAAGAAATACCTCTTTTTGTTCTGATTCCGTGTTGGCAGCCATAGTTTCTAGAGCATTGAATGAATTATATCTTTAAACTTTAACGCAATTGCTGCCACTTTTTTTCCTTGCCCGGAGTATAAGAACAATGGACGGCTTTAACGGAACTGAGCTCCTCACTCGCGCTGTCAAGTATTTCCTAGAGGGTCTAGCCGTCGCGGTTGCGATGGTCATCATCCCCCGCAAGGTCCCCCAGCTGGAGGAGATTGCCGTCATTGCCACAACGGCTGCGGTTGTCTTCGCCATCCTGGACCTCCTCTCGCCCTCCGTTGGACTCACGTCTCGCCAGGGTGCGGGTCTGGCGCTCGGATCCCAGCTGGCGGGCGGCTTCCGTATGGCGTAAACATTAACGCAATTTTCAATTGTTCGTTTTTAAAACGACATGTTGAATTCCTCTTCATCACTATCTACATAGACATCATCGTCTGCATCAGCACCAGCTGTCTCCGGTTTTACACGTCCAAGTGTCAGTTTCGCTTCTATCTTCTTCCACTCGCGTGTAATTCCACCCTTTGTCTTTGTATCCATAACCACGCGCGCAGCATCCTCTTTATACGTCATTTCTACAATGGTTTCAAGCATATCATCACGCGTTGCGCCGATATCAACCAGTCGCCCAACAATCTCAACCCCAGATTTACCTTTTATAAATAACATAGAGCGTAGACAATCAAGTGTATCAAGCATCCCTTCCCTACTCCCACCAAGTACACCTCGTCCCCGCATATCTGATAGCCATCGGCGGTGCTTGAGTCGCTTCGATTGTTTGCCAAGCCACGACGGAAAGATTTGGAAAGGGGCAATGCCCTGAGTCGTGACTGCCGTAGATACAATTGCCGAGACTGCGTAGGGCATAAGGGACCAGTTTTGTCCGCGATGAATACGATGGTCAAGAATATCGTAATTACTGAGATACCCACCGGCAGAAAAGCAACGCCCCATCAAGACTGTATCATCAGGACGTGCGCCACGCGGTTTTCCTACAGCCGCAAGATATCCTTCGGCAACCATAAGGGGAATCATACCATAATCCAGAAATACAAGCTCTTCCTTGACAGCCCACGAATCGCCGCCGCCAATAAGCCGACCGGTGGCAGAGAAGGCATCGACGCGCTGAAGTTCGTCTTTCCCACCATCGGTCAAAGACTTTGCGGAAAACTGGAGCGCATTTACAATTGAGCGGATATCATTACCGTTTCGCTCGCACAACTCTTCCACCTGCGCTACCGTATAGCCTAGCTTCTCCGCCCGAACAACGCGTTCAAACAGCGCCTTGGCAATCACCGTCTTTGTTGGACGCGCAAATCGAATATCAAGACAGCAGGCGGCAAGGGGGCGTAGGCGTGGCGTTCCTCGCTCGTTGGCAATACAAATAATAGGAAAGGCGCATACAGAAATCACCTTTGCCAACTCACCGATGCCACCGCGGTCACCGGTACTCATTCCGTCCACTTCGTCCATGACAATCACACGCCGCTTGCCGCAAACTCCGCTTCGCTTCGCCTCATCAAAATACTTACGAACCGCAGACGCCGAGCGTTCATCGGACGCATTGAATTCGACCACCTCGTACCCACACCCGCGCACAATCAATCCGACAGCGGTGGTCTTGCCGATGCCAGGCGGACCGGTTACTAGTGCGCCTCGCACAGATCCAGACCCACCGGTCCCCCACCCCGTCAGCCACTCCGACAGTTCATTAATTGGTGCAGCACAGCCAATCATATCACGAAGCCGTCGTGGAGCATAGCGGGTGACCCACAATTCACTAGCCCGTTGTGCCGTCTCTAAAACGGACGCCGCCGTCACCACAACAATACCAAGTCGCTTCGCCTCGGTAACTTTCCACCGAAAACCAGAACCAGAGCCAGCGGCATCACCGCACACTAACTTACAAATGTTTGAAGCCCAGGGAACTACAGTATACCCAGAGCTAGAAAGAAAGGAAACAAGCCGATCATAATCGGCACCTACACTACATAATGCTACAGTGTTTGACATTTTCAATGTACGAATCTACTTGTACGATTGAAAAGGTTCAATTTTTTTAACATAAAATAAATATCTTAAGACGGCGGGGAGGCGTGCGCCCACGGCTTGGCGTCGTCTGCTTCAGGCCAACCACGCGAGGTCATTTCGCCGGGGTAGCTACGAGCACGTAATTGTGCTTCTTGGTTATTGAATAGAGGCAACGCTTCACGTCCGAAATAGTACATTGCGCGACCGGTAGAGTCACCGGAATCGATTTCGGGTTTCATAGGGGCAGGGGCACCAGAGCCCCAACGCCAGGGCGCAGCGGTTTCATTCACAATCAATGTTGTATGAAACATCTTTTTATCGATAGTAAAGCAAGTAATATCTACACACGGCGGTACATAGATGCTACCTAGACCGCTAAAATATCCCGCGGGGATACCTTTGAGTTCAATCGTGAAACTACCATCTATAGAATCAACTACGCCGGTATTGGGTGTATTTGAATAGGCAATTTCCTTGTTTGGGTATGGCTGACCGGAGCCGGCAAAGCCAATGCCGCGGGTTACAGGTGCTGCTGCGATATAAATGATTTTCTGCGGTACAGGTCCGAGTCCTAGTACCTGTCCTTTGACTGTTACACTGCCGTCTACAGGGTTTCGTCGTACGACTCCCTGTATACCATTGCCGTTTACAGAATGTTCCATCCTATAAAGCGTTTCTAATTAACCTAGGCTCGCGGAGCCGAATACGGGTGCGACTTAGCAGATGCGCCAAAGGTGGCAACATCGCCCTTCATCGACCACTGTGTCTCGGGGTCATCTACTGCGCACTGCGACGGCATACGGGGCGGGTTGCGAGGCCAGGTCTGCGGTAAATGCGGGACGCCCTCATCGGAAAGTGCCTGTGGGGACGACGCATTGCCCGCCGAAGACGGCACGTAGATACGACCAGTACCGATACCCTGGAAATTACCAGGAATTGTCTTACAACCCTCCCAGGTACAAACCCGCTTGTAAAGTTCGGGAACCATTGTATCATCGCAGCTTGTGGGTGTATTCTTCTTATCATTCATCTGGCGCGCCGCCGCCATCAGTTCATCGGCGCCGTGGACCATGCGGCGTCGGGCGTCATTATCACCCCACGTCTGCGCAGCCAGTAACGGGTACTGGTAGCAACGGGGGCGGTAGTCAGTGACAAGACGTCCGTCAGCCATACGTGCGGGCGCACCGGTTTCGGAGTAATGCGGGTCTGTGGATGTAAAACATGCGGAACCCGCTGGGTTCGGTCTAACAGGGGCAAAGCCTAATGCGCTCATCCTCTTCTGTCAGGAACAAATATTTAGTTTAGTTCTAAAACGCCATCAGTCAAATCAAAGGAGCCCATTGTAGGGGCGTTACGTAGGGCATCAATGAGCGCCTGCTTACGCATTTCCTTCGCGCCAGAAATACCACGGCTTTCGGCAAGTCGGCGAAGCTCGGTAAGCTTCATGCTATCGTAAGCGCTCTCGCCCGTCTTCACTTCAGACACGCCGCTGCCAACACCTCCAGGCTGTAGGTCGTCGGATACCGGCGCGGGAGCAAGTTCTACCGGTGCCGCGGTAGGCTCATCGGCGGGCTTTGAATACATAGTCGACTCAGATACTTCTAGAACGGGCGAATCCTGAGAAATCGGTACAAACGGTGTCGCACGCAGTCCCTCAGTTGGCGTGTCGCTACCACCCAGGGCACCCTGTAGGTCGTCATTGAGAAGTTCGGCGTCATCATCGCTCATGACAGAGCCAGGGGCGGGAGCATACGATGTGTTGTTGAGCCCGCTGCCAGATAGGGCGCCCGCATCGGCTGCCGGGGAAGGCGCCGTTGATAGCGCCATTTTCATCTCGTAAACGATGTTTTCGAGGAGACTGAGTTTGCGGAGCATAAACTGATTCTGCGTCCAGAACCAGTAGACCGCCCCTAGAATCAATACGGTCATACATAGGGCGACATAGAATGTATCAGATAAACTCATTTGTCTCTGCTTGAGGGTCCAATCTTTCTTCTATAATCTGACCGCAATTGCCGGGCGTCTTCAAGCGGGCAGTAAACCACGCTCACGTAGGATTTCCATTACACTACTTTTGTCAGAAATGCCAGGAGTTACTTTATACGTATATGTCAATAATCCATTGTCACCCACTGTCGCATCCATTTGTAGCGCCGTTGCTATATCGCTAAACGATTCGGCAAGGTCTTTGTAGTGTGTTGAAATAATAGATATGATTCCTGTCTTTTCGTAGAGTTGTTTCATAAATACACGGCTTGCTTCTAATCCGTCACCGGCATTCGTCGAATGAAAGATTTCGTCCATCATGACAAAAGCGGGTAAGGATTGTGTAGCAAGTACCGATTTCGCAAACTCGATTTCCGCCTCAAAGGTTGACAAAGAGCCTAAGAGACCCGCCGGCTCAAGCGCAGTTACAACGGTCATAAATGGCGAAAGGCTCATAGATGACGCCCAGGCAAACCCCCACGTCTGCGCGGTTACAACTGCGAGTCCGACCGCTTTACAGTAGGTAGACTTTCCACCACGGTTTGGACCCGTCAAGATAGAAGCCCCCTCGGTAGATAGATTGTTAGAAATACAGCCCTTTACGAACGGGTGGTGGACGCCGGTCAGTTTGATTCCGACGGTTTTACGAAGTGTAGGAAAGCAAATATTGTCAAGGCTCGCAATTGCCGAGTAACAATCAACTTGAGATAGCCATACTTTGAGTATCTTGATTCCTTCGGAATTATTCCATACACAGCCAAACGTAGATACTCCATCAAGACCCTCAAGTTCTTTACAACCTAAAATTGCCGCCTCTCCGCTATCAATCAGTTTGACTGCCGCTCTTTGAGTTTTGGGAGCTAGTGTCTTAAGAGTTTTTAATACATCCTTCGCAACTGCGTACATATGTTGTAGTTGTGTTCCACGCGTTTCCAAATCGAACCAAATGGTACGTGTATGTATAGCGTTCGTGATTTGCGACCAGATACCGCTAATAAACATAGCAAGAGTCAATCCAATAAAGAGCGATTCAAATAAGAATCCTAGGCGGTCCTCGGCGTGGCGGGATTTTAGAAAGGCTGGGATTGTGATTTGTTGTAAAAGAACCTGGCGAACTCGTGTCATATATTCATCCGTAGAGAACTGAAGAGTAGGATGAAAAAACCGTAGTAGAAAAAATGGTATAACTACGGCAATAAGAGGTGCTAAAACCGCAAAGGCGGGTAGAATAACTGTACGCCATAGAATGAGAGAATTCATAGCAAGTGGACTTTTATTGAGAAAGGAACCAAAATGTGTAGGCTTCCATAGGATTTGTGAAACAGATTCGGCAATACGATTATCTGTATTTTCTAGGACATCGTCGATATAGGATGTTGTTTCTGATAGAGTTGCGAGTGTTTTGACAACCGATTTACATACTGTAGGTTCTATACGAAGTGCCATAATAGGAAGTTGCCGACGTTTAATGAGTCCCGCATCACCTGTAATATCAGTTAGCCCACTACGAAAATACTCTTTGCCCCATTTTGTTTGTAACGGAACCGCAGTATTTAATGTATCTAAATCAAGGTCCGATGCTACCTGTGTACCGAGCATTTAATCTATCGGTTGCAAAAAATTGAAGACGTCTTCCGCTGAACAGATTATTCGGGGTTGCGTATAAATTCTTTCTTTCAAATGTCCTCTCGTTCTAACATGCTTTCTTCCTTTCCGGAACCGCTGCGCCGTGCGCTTGAACTTCGCAGTAATGTGAATGTGTGTCCGACCATTGTAGCAGAGCGTCTGCTTACCCTACCTTTCTTTCAGAAGTCATCCGTGAAGGAGTCTCGTGCGCCGAAGCAGGTCAATCGTTTCGCCAATCTAGTTTCAGCGCCAGCCGAGAATGACGGCTTTCGTCGTTTTACAAGTGGTGGTGCGGCAACACCATCTCAGTGGCGCCCGGCGTACAGTAGCAGCGCCGACCAGCGTCACGACCGTCACGATCGTCACGAACGTCACGATCGCCGAGAGTCTCGTCAGGAGAATCGGACAGACGATGGCTTTCAGGTATGGACGACTCGTCGTCAGGTAACGCGTCCTACTCCGGTCGCAGCAGCTCCAGCTCCAGTCTCTACTGCGCCGATCCCACCCGCACCTAGCGAGCCTGAGGTTTCGGGTCCTAAGTTTAGCTCGGCAGCGGTTAAGGCTACAGGTGAGACCGAGGACCGTATTCTTGCTAAGGTGAAGGGTAAGATTAATAAGCTTGGACCGATGAACTACGATGCTACCAAGACATTTATGCAGCAGATTCTGGACTCAGAGGAGACGGAGTTTCTCGACGAGTTTATGAAGTTCATCTTTCAGAAGGCGGCAACGGAGTCTACCTTCTGTCCGCTGTACGCAAAGCTTCTACACGAGCTTGCCGACCAGTTTACTCATCTGCGTGTAGTGATGACGAATCTCTTCCGCGACTACACTGCTATCTTTGTTGAGGTCGAGACGGCGCCCGATGTTGGCACTGAGGATTATAAGGCGTTTGTGGAGGCACTCGAGCGTAAGAAGTTCCGGCGTGGCTACAGCCAGTTTGTTGCCGAGCTGGTAAAGTTCGGTGAGGCGGACCTTGATGCATTTACAGAGCTTATTCAGCAGATTGTGACTGTCTTGGAACAGTCGTATAAGTCACCGGCAAAGACGCTAGTCTGCGAGGAGTATATTGACTGCCTGGCAAATATGTGTAATTCTGCACCGAAGATTCTTTCGAATGCATCGTGGTCTGGCGGTGTAAAGGAACGTCTTCAGACGCTCACAAAAATTCCGCGTTCGGATGCCCCCGGCTTGACAAATAAGGGTCGGTTTGCGCTGATGGACCTGGTCGATTTTGCCAACCGTGGTTGGAAATAAAAATCAAAAATATAAATAGAAATGGCAAAGCGCAATAACACCCGTCGTAACAACCGCCGCGGAGGTCGCCGCAATACTCGTAGTAATGGAATAGCGTCCCGTATATGGGCTGTCCCTAGCGCCGGTCTGAAGACGGTTCGTAATGTAACTGGAACAGGTCTGAATCTAGTTGGCAACAGCACATCGAATGCAATTCAGGCTGTAAAGAAGGGCGCGAAGGGTTTAGTGTATACAGTCATCAATGATGCAAACAATGGTGTAGGACGTGTTTTTTCAGGATTAAACAATGTTGGACGTGCTGGACTAAAGGTGTTTAAGTCGCGCAAGTCCCGTCGTTCCTCGCGCAAGAGCCGCCGTGCGTCCCGCAAGAGCCGCAAGGTAGGAGGACGCCGCCGCAAGAACAGCCGCAAGAACAGCCGTAAGTCCCGCAAGAACAGCCGTAAGTCCCGCAAGAACAGCCGTAAGTCCCGCAAGAACAGCCGTAAGTCCCGCAAGGTAGGAGGACGCCGCAGCATGTAAACAGTAAATTATATTTTTTCGTTGATGTCCGCATTTTTAGAACGCAGACAACAAAATTGAGATGGTCTAAGGCTAATTGACAATACGTCAACAATGCCCCAGGACGAAGTAAAACCTAGACGTTTAAAGCGACGTCAGCCACCTCCGTCATCCGATGAGGAGAGTAGCGTGGATAGTAAGGGTAATATTCGCGACCTAATTGATTATGATTATGAGGAAACGAGTGAAGAGTCTGTAAAGAAGCCTGGGACTAAAGAGCCCTATCGGACTAAGGAGCCCTATCGGACTAAAGAGCCACGCGCATCAGCAATCGCAGCAAAACATAAGATTCGTAAGATTATGAAGTTAACTCCCGAATCCCAGGCATCGCCGCATATGGAAATTGTCGAATCTGAAGATACAAGTGACGATGATATTGTAAAACCGAAGCGTCGTGTTTATGTGGAAGAAAAGCGGAACGTTCTAATTCCCGAACGAAAATCTAAGAGCAATGAAATGGAGATTGATTCGAGCGACGAGGAGGAGGTAAAGAAGTCCAAGAAGTCGAAGAAAGAGAAGAAGGAGAAGAAAAAGGATAAGAAAAAGAAAGCAAAGCGTGAAGAATCATCAAGCGAAGAAGAAGAGGAGGAAGAAGAGTACGATTACGACGATGAGGAGGACGGCGACGAGGAGGAAGAGTATGAAGAAGAGCCCAAAGGTCGTCGTAGTAAAAATACCTTTGATATTATCATATCGGATATGTTGGGCGGCGGCGGTGACCCAAATAAGCCAAAAAAGTATAATATGAAAAAGGAGCCTGATAGCGTAAAGCGCTTTGTAGAACTGATTCAGAAAGAAGACGAGGGTGAAGAGGATACCATTGATAATGATATTACATATTTCAAGTCGTTGACAACAGAGAAGCAGACGGCACTTCTAAGGGCGCTCGAAATGAAGGCAAGTCCTGTAGAAATTCAGATTCCGCTCAAGTTCAAAATTCTTGAGAAGGTAGCAGCAAAGCCTGAACTGAATCGTATTGCAATGGCAAAGTATAATGCGCTCTGTAACTTAGATCCTTCGTCGTCAGAGTACTATAAGTGCTCTCATTGGATTAGTGGCTTTACAGACCTACCTCTTACTGTATTCAAGGACCTGCCAGTAAAGATGGAAGATGGTCCTGAAAAGTGCGGAGAGTTTATGGGAAACGTTCATAAGTATATGGAAAGTGCCATTTACGGTCATGAAGAGGCGAAACTTCAGATTATGCAGTTCGTTTCCTCCTGGATTGCGAATCCTAAGGCAAATGGCAATGTTCTCAGCATCCACGGACCTATGGGTACAGGTAAGACAAGTCTGATTAAGGATGGTGTTGCAAAGGCATTACAGCGTCCGTTCCACTTTATTACACTCGGTGGTGCGACCGATGCTAGCTTCCTAGACGGTCATAGCTATACATATGAAGGTAGTACGTGGGGTAAGATTGCCGATGTACTGATGCAGTCCAAGTGTATGAATCCAATTATCTACTTTGATGAGTTAGATAAGGTTTCAGAGACACCGAAGGGCGACGAGATTAATAATCTCCTCATTCATTTGACGGATGGCAGCCAGAATGACCGCTTTCAGGATAAGTACTTTACAGGTATCGATTTTGACCTGAGCCGTTGCCTCTTCATCTTCTCCCATAATAATAATGAGAAGGTGAATCCCATCTTGCGTGACCGTATGTATAATATTAAGGTAAACGGCTTCTCTATGAAGGATAAGCAGCTGATTGCTGAGAATTACCTCATTGCTGCCGCCCTTAAGGACGCAGGACTCTTTGAGAAGGTAAGTATTGGCAAGGATATTCTACAGTATATTATTGAGAACTTTACGGGTGGTGAGGCGGGTGTTCGTGAGCTCAAGCGGTGTATCCAGACAATCATTAGTAAATTGAATTTGCTACGATTCTATAATAATCCGAAACAGGTGCCATTCTCGATTAAGGATTTCTCACTACCCTTTACGATTAAGAAGGAGCACGTAGATTTATTCCTGAAGAAGAAGGAGCAACTTGATGAGAGTATTGCTCACCTTTACATGTAATCTAAACCCTTGGCTTTTTTAACATATAGAAAATGAAAATCAATTTCTATACGTTTTCCTTTCAGAATCCTACTAGAAAAGAAAATATGGAAAGGCAGTTCCAGGCGGAAGGTATCCCACTAGAATTTGTAGAGCCAGTTCTTTCTACCGATCCGAGACTTATAAGTGCACCTGAGAATCTCAAACGTCTATGGGCTATTATGTTTAGTCACTTGGATATGCTGAAAACATTCCTCAAGTCTGATGCGGACTTTGGCGTATTTTGCGAGGATGATATTCGCTTACGAAAGAATATTATGCCAATTCTTCCTGAAGTGATGCTACAGTTCCGCCGTCACAATCTAGAATTACTTCTACTCAGTTGTCTATGTTCGTATGTGCCAGTACAAGTATACGCCCACGAGCCCCACGGTGTATTAGAACATCCTTTAGTCTTTTTAACGTACCATGATAATCTATGGGGTGCCCATATGTATATGCTGGACCGTAAAACGGCACAACGCTTTCTAACAAAATATAATTTGGCGTATGCCGAGGCAACACTAACGGATTCAAATCTGACTCATTTTAGTCCAGATTGGACGCTGACAAAGGATGCTGTAAGAAAAGCAGCGGTGTATCCAATGTTGAGTTTAGAAAGCGGGCAGGTCAATACAGACCACGAATTTCAGGTAAGTTTTCATAGACAGTGTTTTGAGACGCATTTTCATTCGGATTTTTATTATTAGAAGTTTGGCATACCGATTTTGAGCTCTTCGCCTCCTTCAGACATTGTGCGTACCTTCTTCTCACCTCCAGATGCCGCAACAACCGCTGACGTGGTCGTTACAGCACTGGTAAGGGTCTCGACGACTTCCTTAATTTCGAGCGACTCGCCGATAGATTTAAACATACTAGTCGGATCACCGCCAGCACCGAATAGGTATGCGTAAGCGGCAATGCCGCAAGTAAAACTACCTGCTACAAACCAACGGAAAAGCATCGAGTTTTCCGGGAGTTTATTCTCTTTATAGGAGCTCCAACCAGCTGCTATAAAAAGTGCCAATCCACCACCGAGGAGAGTAAAGAGAATTAGGTACGCCGTGGACATGTTTCTAGGGCGCTGAGAGAATTCGTACCGCACGCCCTTCCGCACCGAAGGTGCCACAGCCCGCACTTAAGCTAACTCCTCAAAGTCGTTTGTGGAGCCAAGGGGTGCATCAATATCATCATCTGTAGCAGCCGAAGCAGCGGAAGCGGCAGCAACCGGCTCTAAATCTTCGACATCATTCGATTCAATATTATTTGATGCTGTGCCAAAGGCAAGGCGCGGTGGATTATATTCATCAGACCCTCCATCTTTTGGCGAATAGCGAATATGGCTAATGTCCTGAGTAGTCTCATCAAATACGCTATCATAAGAGGCAAAATGGACGGTCGGCTCGGTATCAATAAGGACATTTTGGGGAGCTGCCGTAGTATCGGCACCCTCCTTGGATATTTTTACAACCGGCGCAGCGACCGGTACATTTGCGACTAAATGACTCGATGGTGTAATTGTTGGAGGCGCAGGATTTGTATCAAGTTTTTGGATATGGGCGGGGTCAACAACCTTAGGGGGCTCATCGGCAGCCTTAATCTCGGCAAGTACTTTTGGCGTTTCGGCAATTATGACTGATTTTACCGTTTCAGCTGGTAGCTCTACCTTTACTTCGGCAGGCGTCTCCACTTTGACCTCCTTGACCTCAACCTCCTTCACGTTGTCGGGTGATTCTACCTTAATTTCCTTAACAACAACAGGTGTTTCTACCTTGAGTTCCTTCACTTCGGCGGGTGCTTCTACTTCCTTTACATCAACAGGTGGTTCTACCTCCTTTATATCGGCAGGCGCTGTCTCTTCCATCTTCTCGTCCTCCTTCTCGTCCTCCTTCTCATCTTCTTTGTCCTCCTTCTCATCATCTTCACCGTCGTCTAGGTAATCGCGTAAGATAGACTTGACAGGTAGGAGAGAACGTACCGCGCCGCTTAGCGCCTCAGTACAAATTTGCTCCGCCTGTAAAATATTCTTCTGCTTCTCGACGGGTGTTAGATCTTGAGAGAATAAATAGGGCGCTTTCCAGAAAGAGCGCGCACATTCAATAAAGACGCGGTGGAGAAAATGGTCTAGCTTAGGCAAAGTAATTTGTAGTTTCTTCTGGCGAGCATTGACACGAATCGCCGTAAGCATTTTAGTATATGCAATAAATACTGCCGTCATCAGTTCCTCCATATAATCACAGCGGCAGTTATCAAGAATAATGCCAATATTGCTATCAATAACATCCTGATTCCATAATGGCACTTCAGAGCAATAGGTCTGAAATGCGCTCATAACACGCTTTCCCTCCGTATCGGCAAGCGTATTATACTCTTTACGAAAAAATTCTACGAGTGGTGGCACAATCCACGTTGACATCTGCTTTAAATATTCATTACGAGCTTCAGAATAAAGAGATGCGTTCTCCATAATTTTATTCAGGACGCACATTGGTTTTCTGTAGTCTTAACGCAGAGATACAATCGAAAAATAGAGTTCGCGGACTTGTTCCACCAAGCCGGGACCATTGTGCGCACGTACTTGCTACAAACGGATTTTGAGTCCAACCCTGACGTAAAATATCGCGAAGGTCAACACCGGCGGCTTTACACGTTGATTCAGATTCAACTGCCCACTGAACCCAGTCGGCATCGTTTTCAGTCGTTGGACGTTTTTCAAGCAACGATGTAATAATATCATCACCGTATCCATAGTGTGTATCAGAACAATGGAGTGTAGCGAGCGCATTCAAAATAGCAGTTCGTAAATTGCCATATGAATATTTTACAATTCTATTAATAATAGACTTGTCTAATTTATAGTTTGTTCGGCGCTGTATTTCAAATAGCATATCAGGCGAATCTGGGGCGGTAAATGTAATAATAGATGAACGAGATATAATGGGCTCGGAAATAGCGCCGGCGTCACGGCATTCGAAGACAATGCGAGTAGAAGCGGATGTCGTTTCCAACATACG